TAAACCTCTTAATAAAACACTTGGCTAAACTATCTACACCCCTCCTTTATCCAAACCTCTAATACACACACACACACACACTCACTCACTAACTAACAAACAAACAAACAAACAAACAAACAAACAAACAAACACACTTAATTATCAATTATAGCAAGATCTTTATCTTTATGTTCTACTAATTCCTTATAGAAAATATACAAACTTGAAACTAACAATATAGTTGCTAATATTAAATGCATTGCAACTGTATCTATAATATTATGCGTCACTAAGTATGAACCAACATATATACCCACTAGAGAACCTATTACTAAGAATACAGAAATAATAACTAATTTCCAATTAATAACACCCTTCTTCACATATAACATTACACCAGGAAGACTCTGAGGAAGCAATTGAATAATTAAAGAAGTTGCTACTGCTTGTTGAACACTTAAACCTGTATATAATAATAATGGAATTGTTAGCATACCTGCACCTACACCTATAATTCCCATAGATACACCACTAATTACACCAATTAAAAAATATAATATATATAAAATCTCTTTTTGCATATATATATTATAAACACATTAACCCATAAAAAACCAAGTAAAATAACCATTATTCATCATACTTACAGCTATATGTCTTGCTGTCTTTTCATCAAAACCATAATCCATTAAAGTATTTCTTAAACATTTTACACGCATTAATCTTGCAGGATACCCTATTACCATAATTACTATAAAAGCAATAAATAATTTTATGCAGGTCTCTTTAGAAATTTTTATATTAAATATATAACCTACTAAATGAACTACTAACATGTAAATTAAAGCGTGAAATATTATACTAAATAAAACATCTAAAGATAACAAACGGCTATATTCACTTTCTGGTGCTGTAGTTTCAAAAAACAATTTTGAGAACATTATATAATAAAATCACAAAAAATTGATATTTATATTTTTTTAATACTAATTTAAAATATATACAAGATGGTTAAAAATACTCAAGGTGGCGGTAGAACAAAAGGTCTTGCTAGAAAGCATATGAATAAGGGTAATCAGAGCAATAAGCTTAGGTTACCTGTTGAAGAAGGAGAACAAATAGCATGTGTTACAAAAATGTTTGGTAATGGTATGTGTGAAATTTACAACAACGATAATGTAAAATTGATTGGACATATTCGCGGAAGTATGAGGGGGAGACAAAAAAGACATAATAAAATTACCTCCTCTATGCTTGTTTTAATTGGTTTAAGAACATGGGAATCAACACTAAAAAATTGTGATATTTTATGTATTTACAGCGATGAAGAAGTAGAGCAACTAAAAACATTACCAAGTGTAAATATTACAAATGTTTTATCTTCTAGAAATAATACAATTGGTGTATCAAAAGAATTATTTGAAGATGTAGATTTTGAAAATAATGAAGAAGACGAAGAACTACTAGTAAATAAAAAAGATTTAAAAATAGAAGACTTTAATTTAGAACAACACGATACAATTGACTTAGATGATATTTAAAAGGAACACCATATGGTCTAACTCAAAAGGTTCCATTTCTCTCGGAACAACTATAATTTGTGGATAAACAGTTGGAGTATCAAGTAGATTCATTAAATTTTCATTAATATTGTAAATAGGATTTTTTTTTCTATAATGCATTATATTACGACAATATTGATGATTATAACAAACAAGCACAGCACCTAATAAAATATAATTAAACATCTTTTAATTGATATATAAAATAATTATTTTGCTATATATCAATTTTTTTAAACCTCAGGGTAACTTCCTTGCATCAATACACCACATTGACCATTTCCTGAATTAAACTCGCTTCCTCTTCCCAATTTAATATAACCCTTATCACCCCATGTCTCACCCCAAGAATTCTTCAATAAATAATAATCTCCATTTTCTTCACTTCCATACCCAACCAATAGAACACCATGGTCTAATTTTGTTCCACATTCTCCTGTAAATACACCCGATTTATATAACTGAAAATCTTTTTGGTCAGCCTGAATAGCTACTGATACTGGCTGTTTTGATAACGCATACATCATATCACTATCTGAACTAGGTGGAACATCATAATAATCAATTATAACACTTCCCTCTACTGGACTACATGATTTATCACAAGTTCCAGCCGTTTTAGTTTCGCCAGATACATATTGATAATCTTCCTCCAAACACAAGCCATCATTTTTTTCAATCCATTTAAATGCATTATCCATTAACCCACCATTGCACCCATGATCTTTACCACCATTCTTAAAATTATCGCAATCTACCAATTCTTGTTCTGAAAAACTAAGTAATTTTCCATTTTTAATAAAATAAGCACCCTCTAAAGCACCAGTTGTTGAAAAGCTCCAACAAGAACCACATTGCCCTTGATTCTTTACAGGTGTAACTGCACCCTTTTCTACCCAATTAACTGACTCAGGAACACCCAATAAATCTTTTTCTTCAAAACAACCCTTTACACATGTAATTTTCTCCATATTATTTTCATCTTCATGAATACAATCAACAACACAACGAATCTCTTTTACTTCCTTTCTTATTTTCTTAATATTATCAATAAAGCCAGTATAATGCTCACTTAATAAAAAATGCTCTTTAAATTCCTCACTGCTCATTCCAGAAAATTCATTATGACCTAATTTATAAGTCAAATTTCTACTATTCATCTCCTCAATATACTTATGGTTCTCAACCCAATTTGAATACATATGGTCTTCATTATTCTCTTGAATAACTATACTATATTGTTTTTTCCAATCCTGGAATTTTTCATAAAGCCCAGAACCTAAAACCAGACTCAAATTTACAAAAATAAGAAAGAAAGCTCTCATTATATACTATCAATAGAAATATTTTTATATACATTTACTATAATATTGTAACCGTATTTTTCGCTTTACTTTCTCTTCATCCTCAAATAAAAATATTTTAAAAATATGAGAACTGTAATTATCAAAATCATCAGATGTCGTAATTCTAGATAAAATCTTAAACTCTTGTAAATATACCATATAACTAAACATACCGTCCGTTTTCATAACTTTATCAAAAACAATTCCTTTGTATTGATTACATAATAATTCAGACTCATTATAAAACCGAGCCAATATATTACAATCTACTTGAACGCGTCTAATACACCGCATAGAAACATTAATATATTCTATCTTATTTTTCCATTTTTCTAAAAATTTCAATGCATTTTCACTTACTTTATTTACAACCTTAAAATCATGAAACATTATTATTTGATTCAATAAATCTACTAATCTACGAATTGGACTAGTAATATGCAAGTATGAGTTCAATGAATTAATATGAAATACTTTTGATTTTATCAATTCATGTTCTAAAGTCAATCCTTCATCAAATAATACATATTTTCCTACTGAATTATTCCATAATTTTATTGCTGTAAAAGAATCATCTGGTAAATCATCAGGAATATCTTTTAATAAATCTTTATTCTTAATAAACGCAGTTCTAAATATACCTATCTTTTTTTTATTCATCACGGATGCAACATACATATTCATTACAACCATCCAATAAGAAACTAAATCATGACTCGTTTTTACAGAATAATCTAATAACTTAGACATACGAAATAATTCTCTATAATTACTATCTTTTTCTAACTCTTTTGAACCATAACTATGATTCTTAGAAACCTTTATCATACAATTTTTAATAGTATAATCTTCAACATTTATAAATTCTCCATCATTATTAATATATGTGTCTAAGCACATTGCAAATCTTATTTGATTTTCTTGCAAACTGCATAATGTATCAGACAACACGGTAGGAAGCATTGGTCTTTTTCTATCAGGCAAATATATAGTTGAAACTCTTTCAGCAAAAGAATCCCATAAATGCAATGTTTCCAACCACAAGAATACATTTGATATATAAATACTAACTTTCCATCCTGATTCTACTCGCATAATTGAGAATCCATCATCCAAATCTGTGCTTGTGCTTGAATCAATTGTAAATATATACTCTTTTGTTCTATCAATCATATTATAATCTTTATTACCTAAAATCATATTAATATATTCATCCTTTGTTTTTTGTTTCAATATTCTTTTTGCATCAGCGTTAAATGATGTTAATGATACATGAAGACTTTTACAATATAATTGATACTCAAAAAATACATCTAGGTTATTTACATCACCTAAGGTATCCTTGATAATTCCTTCAGGATGTTTATTTTCCCAGTTCTTATATTGAAAAGTAATATACTTATTAATAAATTTTTTAGAAAATCCCATTTTTAACTCATAAGGAACCAAAAAATGAGGTAAATGGCTATCATCTGGAATTACTTTATATAATAATTTACCATTAACCGTTCGTCCATAGGATTTGTTATTTTCCAAAACTAATACACCTGCTATTTTATTTGCATTTCTAACAGGTGACTGAATCTCTTTAATATTTTTATCATTTAATTCCATAATATCATTATTAAAAATCTTTTTTTCAAATAAACCATCTATAGTAATATCAACAATTTCTTCTGTATTAATATTTATGCATTTATAATCCGAATATAATCTATCAGCAATTAATATTTTAAAATTCATTCATACAAAACTAATATAAACATATATTTAAGTTATTTTATAAGATAAATATCAACCCATATAATATGTATTCTTTTAACGTTTACACTACACCATTAAATGGTTCATATTTAAAAATTAATAAAAAAAAACTACATGAACCAATAAATAACAATCAACCATCAATAACCATATCACAAAATGAAATAATCCCTAATAAAAAAAAATCAATATCATGGAGCAACACTAGTTACATCAATTTTACATATTCCAAAGAAGAATATGATAGAACCATTGACTCTCAAACTATTAGAGAAAACCAAATAAATAAGATGATGAATAGATTATATGACGAACCATTTGACCCGTTTGAGCAACCATTAAAAAAAGGCGATACTGTATTTAACGGATTTACCATGTGGAGAAAATAATGTATTTAATTATTAAAATAGAATAAAAACATTTTAATAATTACTATAATGAGATTTAAAAAAATTAATTATAATAACGGAGCAACATATTTAATTATTGTAGAATCTCCATCAAAATGTCAAAAGATTGAACATTTTTTAGGTTCTGATTATCAATGTATCGCATCAATTGGCCATCTTAGAAACATTACTGGTCTGTCTTCAATAGATACTAAAAAAGACTTTAAACCTACCTTTTCAATAATTGGAGAAAAAGAAAAACATATTGAAAACATGAGAAAAGTTATTAGTAATTTTAGACCCGAAAATATTATTTTAGCAAGTGATGATGATAGAGAAGGAGAAGCTATTGCATGGCATATTTGTGAAATTTTTAATTTAAATATTAAAACTACAAAAAGAATTATTTTTCATGAAATTACAAAACACGCTATAACACAAGCTGTTCAAAATCCTACTGTTATTAATATGAATCTTGTTCAAGCTCAACTTGCTAGACAAATATTAGATATTATTGTTGGATACAGAGTATCACCTTATTTATGGAAATATTTATATAATGATAAAACAAATTCATTGTCTGCTGGAAGGTGTCAAACCCCCGCACTAAACTTAATTTATGAGAATCATCTCAAGCAAAACGAAGAACCTGACAAAAAATACAAAACTACTGGTTTTTTTACTGCAAAAAAACTAGAATTTTCTTTAAATAAAGATTTCTATAACAATAACGAAATTGAGGAATTTTTAAAATGCACTATTGATTTTAAACATATGCTTTCTATTCAATCACCAAAAGAAAGTGAGAAAAGTTCTCCTATACCCTTTCAAACATCTAAATTATTACAAACTGCAAGTAATGTTTTACATTATTCACCAAAACAAACTATGGAAATTTGTCAAAAATTATATCAAGGTGGATATATTACATATATGAGAACAGAAAGTACAAAATATAGTAACACATTTATTAGTAAAGCATGTGAATATATTGAAAAAAATTATAGCAAAGAATTCATCGGTAACACATATAAAATAAAAAATACTGATTCTAATAATCCACACGAGGCTATTAGGGTAACAAATATACATCTTAGAACATTATCTAATGATAGTGATAAAAAATTAAATGCATTATATAAACTTATTTGGAAAAATACATTACAAAGCTGCATGGCTAATGCAAAATATAAAGTAATAAAACTAAATATTACTGCTCCAAATGAGTATTATTATACATCCTCTATTGACTATCCAATATTTTTAGGATGGAAAGTTATTGATGAAAGTAAATCTCTAGAAGAACTTCAATCTATAGCAAATGGATTACTATTTTATCTTCAACAAAGTAACAAATTAGTATATTATGATAAAATTCTAACATCCTTATCCATTTCAAACAAAAATCCTCACTATAGTGAATCCAGTCTTATTCAAAAGTTAGAACATATTGGTATAGGAAGACCATCTACATATGCTAGCATTGTTCATACATTACTTGAAAGAAAATATGTATTAAAACAAGATGTTCCAGGAAAAGAAATTGAAACAAATACTTATATTTTAGAAAAAACAAAACTACAAATAAAGAATGAAAAGAAGACCTTTTGTCAAGAAAAAAGCAAGTTAGTGATTCAACCATTAGGTATTTTATCCTTAGAATTTTTAGTATCTTCTTTTGAAAATCTATTTTCTTACGATTACACAAAAAATATGGAATCTGAATTAGATCTTATTTCAAACGGTGAATTTAATAATGAATGGAATCAATTATGCAAAAATTGTTACTCTGAAATTAGTGAATATGGAAAATTATTAAAAAAGTTATCAAAAGCATCATTTCCTATAAATGAAAATTATAATCTATTTTTTGAAAAAAATGGTCCAGTTCTACAAACAACCGGTGAAAATAAAAAATTTGTTTCTGTTAATCCAAACATTGAAATAAATATTGATAAGCTGAAAAATAAAGAATATACCATAGAACAATTAATATTAGAAGAACCTGAACATTTAGGAACTTATCAAAATCATGAAATCACTATTAAGTATGGTAAATACGGTCATTATGCATCATGGGGAGACAATAAAGAAAGTATTAAAAACATCGGAATACCAGTTGAAAAAATAACCTTAGAAAAACTTATTGACTTCCTAGAAAATAAAAAAGAATCTCCATATTTAAGAAAACTTAACGAAAACATGGAAGTAAGAAAAGGTAAGTATGGAATGTATGTTTTTTACCAAACTCCATCAATGAAAAAACCTCAATTCTTAAATATTAAAAAATTTAAAGAAGGCATTCTAACAGCTCCTATAGATAATGTAATTGAATGGATTAATGAAACATATAAATTACAAGAAAAGTAAAATCACTTTTATATATATAGAATGGATTTACTCAGTAAAAACATGAAGACTATCTACGAATATATAACAATTTTAATTATCTACATTTATTCATTTATTTATTTAACTTTTGATAAAACAGAACTTTCCAGTATTGTTATGCTGTTTGTGATTCAACTCATTTTTATGTTTTACTGTTTTGTAAAAAGTAATATGTTTTCAAAATATAAACTATTACCGCATACTGGTATTTGCATAGCAGGACTTCATATTACTAATATCTTCTTATTTGTTTCTTTAATTCTATTCATTTCGCTATTAAATAGAATGAACACAACATTCAAAAAAGTGAAAAATGAACCGATTGAACTACCTAAAAAATACGAAAACATTTTTACATTATACAAAAAATTATTCATTTCATCGTTCTCATTAATATTTGCTACATTTGTAGGATTAACTGCTATTTTTCCATTGATAAATAAAGAATTTGAATTTAACTTTGATTCTTTTCTTACCACTAATAATATAAATAACTTAATACCTATATTTTTTATTTGTTGTTCTCTTGCTTCTGTTGGTATGTCTTCATATATGATTTATCAAGGAAATCAATTTTTAAAATTATCAAGAAGACAAATTATTAATTAATAAAAAATTCGTATAAATATAATGTTCTTTTTCTTTCATAATAATAAATGAAATATTATGAAACCTCTTTTGAAGAGTATTTGCAATCAAAAAATAGCTTTGATATACATCCTGAAATAAAAATACAAACAAATAAATTACCTGAAAATATCAATCAATTAAATAATTTAATAGTTTATGGACCAAGTGGTTCAGGAAAATACTCAGTCGCCTTAGATATTATAAATAAATATAGTCATAATGAACTAAAATACGATAAACATACTACTGTTTATACAGATAAAGGTAATTTTAATCTAAAAATAAGTGATATACACTATGAAGTTGATATTTCATTACTAGGATGCAACTCCAAACAGTTATGGCATGAAATATTTTTTAAAATTGTTGATATTATTTCTATTCAAAAAGATAAAGAAGGCATTATCTTATGTAAAAACTTTCAAAATATTCACTCTGAATTACTAGATATTTTTTATAGTTATATACAACAATATAATCATTCTCAAGCTAATATAAAAATTGTATTTATAATAATAACCGAACAAATTAGTTTTATTCCATTTCAAATTATACAAACTTCTCAAGTTATAAATATAAAAAAGCCTTCACAAAAAATATGCAACACATATCTTGAAATTTCAAATCATTCAAGCAATACTAAAAAAACACAAGAAGATTTTTCAAAATATATTCAATATCAACAAGTAAGTAAAAAATCCAAAAAAAATAAAAATAATTTGATACAAGAAATTAATACTGATGATATTCTTAATTTAAAAGAAATCAAATCATTTCATCTAATTGAAAAAAATAATCTAACCCTGCCTGCTGATAATTTTAATATTATATGTGACAAAATAATTAGAGAAATAAATGATAACAAAAATATTAATTATACTGATTTTCGTGACAATTTATATGATATCTTAACATATGGACTAGATATTAATGAATGTTTATGGTATATTATATCTTACTACATTGACAAAAATATGCTATCAAAAGAAAATGTTAGCAATATTTTAATTCATTGCTATTCGTTTTTAAAGTATTACAACAATAACTATCGCCCCATTTACCATTTAGAGAATATATTCTATATATTAATACAAAATATTAGAAATCTAAATGAAATTAAATAAAGCATATGAGGTTCTAGAATTATCAAACAATATAAGCTACGATGAAAAAATAATAAAAAAAAAATATCATAGTTTATGTTTAAAATATCATCCCGACAAAAATAATAATGATGAAGAATGCAAAACAAAATTTCAAGAAATAAATGAAGCCTATCAATTACTCTCTAATAAAGATATTAAAGCGAAATATACATACGAAAATCATTTATATTCTGTATTAGATGGTATTCTTCCTGCATATTTGCAAAACGAACAAATATATAAAACCATTAAAAATATAATACTTACTTGTGAAAAATTAACATTTTTAAAATTACAACTTTTAGATGTAAATACATTAGAACAAATACATAAATTTTTATACATAAACAAAGATATATTATATATCAACGAAACCATTTTAAAAAAAATAAAAGAAATTATTCAGGACAAACGAAAAAATGATGAATGTATTATTCTTCTTCCCTCATTAGAAGATTTATTTTTAAATAACATTTATAGATTACAATATGAAAACGAAACTTATTTAATTCCATTATGGCATAAAAAATTAGTATATGAACATAATCAAAATGAATTATATATTAAATGTCAAACACCACAAGATGAATCTATTTATATTGATGAACAAAATAACCTATATCTTGATATTGAATTTGAATTAGAAAATATATGGGGAAAAGATATTATTGACTTTAAAATATGTGGGCATGAATTTTATATTTCATCAAAAAAACTCTATTTTAGTGAATATCAAAAACACACACTTTATAATCAAGGAATAACAAAACCCAATAAACAAAACATTTACGATGTATCAGTTAAATCTGATATTCATCTTAATATACATATCAAAAAATGAGTATAAATCTCTACTTATATTAAATATATGAACATTATCTTTTTCATATTTTTATTTATTTCATATTGTAACTGTTTCATTCCAAAATTTAATTCAAAACATATTTCACATTTCTATAATAAAGATTACTCTATTCCTCTCAATAATAAACATGATTTTTTAAAAAATATTACTGGTTTTTATGGTCTTATTGGTCCAAATATGGACTTTAATAATGCTAATTCACTAATGGAGTTATTTACTGGCGATGGAGTTGTGCAAGGTATCTTTATTGATAATGGAAATATTACATTTCATAATCATATTATTCAAACTGAAAAATTACTTTTTGAAAAAAAACATGGCAAAAATAGCCATAACTTATTTACTCTTGTTATGTCTATGTTAAAAATATTTCCTATTCCAAGCGGAACAGCTAACACTGCATTACATCAATTTCAAAATAAAACCTTAGCACTATATGAAACTGACCACCCTTATATATTAAAACTTAATATGAAAACATTTAATATATCTACTATTGGAAAACAAATTATACAGAACATATCTAGTATTTCTGCACATAGTAAATTCAATAAAGACACATTTGATACTATACATTACAATATTTTGAAAAAAGAAGTTCAAATTTTAACTCTAGACAAAGATTATAATTTAAAAAATAAAATAAAAGTCAAAACTAGATATCTGCCTGTAATACATGATTTTATTAATACTGAAAAATATGCTATTTTTGTTGATTGCCCATTGCAAATTAACTTTAAAAGTATTTTTAATTCTAAATTTCCTATTTATTTGAATAATAAATTACCAACATTTATTCATATAATAAATAAAAAAACCAAGCAAATAGAGACCTTTTCAATGCACCAAGGTATCTATATTTTTCATTTTTCAAACTTTAAAGAAACTGAAGATTCTTATATTATACAAGCTCCACAACTAGATACTGTTGATTTTTCAAACCTTGTGTTCAAACCAAAATTAAGAGAAATTAATATTAACAAAAAAACTAAAATTGTTTCCAATAATAAATATTCAGAACTTGAGAACATTAATATCGACTTTCCTGTAAAAATCAATAGCACACATACATTGTTTAGTATGATTGACAAAGAAACGGGATTTACTGGTTTTACTATTTGTGAAGGTATGAAAATCACTAAAAATATATTATTTGATAATACTATTATTATTGGAGAACCTCAGGTTATACATATTTTAGACACGCCATACATAATGTCGTTTACAAAACAAAATAATAATAATTACATAACTTTTATTAATATTAAAACATTCTCACAAAATGATATTTTAATACCTATATCTATTATTAATGGTTTTCATTCAATATTTATAAAATAACTAATTAATATATTCGTTTTAAATATATTAAATATATATTCTTTTCTTTTTTATGTGTGGTATTGTCGGTTATCTAGGTAATGAAAATTATTCTAATTATATTATCAATGGACTAAAACTATTACAAAATAGGGGTTATGATTCAGCTGGACTATCTTATTTATATGAAGGTTCTCTAAAAACGCATAAGTATGCTTCTACAGACAATAACAATTCTATTAAACTACTAGAAGATTCTATAGATTTACATGAGGAAAGCCATCTTGCAATTGGACATACTCGTTGGGCAACGCATGGTCCTAAAAATAATATTAATGCTCATCCTCATCATGACAATAATAATATGTTTTCTATTGTTCATAATGGTATTATTGAGAACTTTCAACAATTAAAAGAACAATTAGTAAAAGAAAATTTCGTTTTTCATTCTCAAACTGATACAGAGGTAATTGCTGTGATCTTAGGAAAATATTATGCTATTCATAATAATATTGAAAAAGCAATTGAATGCACTGTTATGCAATTACAAGGAACATGGGCTTTAGTTATTATTCATAAGGATTTTCCAGAACAAATTTGGTTAACAAGAAATGGTTCTCCATTACTATTAGGAATTGAAGAAGAATTTGTATTGATTGTAAGTGAGCAATTAGCTTTTAATAATCACATTAAATCTTATATTATTATTGAGAACCATGATATAATTCATATTAAAAAAACAGAAAATAAAATAGAATATAATGAAAACATAAAAAGATACCCTATTAAAACGAAACTGAAAGATGATATTATTATAAAACCCGAGAACTATGAACACTGGACATTGAAAGAAATAATGGAACAACCAGATGCAATCAAGAGATGCACCAATAATGGAGGTCGAATAGACGATAATATTTCTGTAAAACTTGGCGGACTAGAACAAAATAAATCTAGATTACTAGAATGCGAACATGCTATTTTATTAGGGTGCGGAACATCCTATCATTCTTCCTTATGGTCTCAAGAAATATTCAAAAGTTTAGACATATTTTCCACTGTTCATGTTTTTGATGGTGCTGAATTTAATATTACAGATATCCCCAAAAAAGGAAAAACCTGTATTCTTCTATGTTCTCAATCAGGTGAAACAAAAGATTTACACAGATGTATTCATATTGCGAAGGAATACGACCTTCCTACTATTGGAGTAGTTAATGTTGTTGATTCATTGATCGCAAGAGATACTGATTGTGGAGTATATTTAAATGCTGGTAGAGAAATTGCTGTTGCATCTACAAAATCTTTCACAAATCAATGCATTATTTTATCAATGATAGCTGTATGGTTCTCACAAAATAAAGGAACCTCTATAAAGAAAAGAAAATCTATTATAGATAGTATTAGACATATACCTTTTCAAATACAGAATACTTTTAAAAACGTGTCGTTGAGAACTTTTACTCCGTTTTTAGATAAAAAAACACTTTTTATACTCGGAAAAGATAAAGAATTAGCAATTGCTAAGGAAGGATCACTAAAAATAAAAGAAATTTGCTATATTCACGCCGAGGGATATTCATCTTCTGCATTAAAACATGGACCATTTGCACTTGTTGAAGAGAACCTACCCATTATTATTTTAGATATTGGTGATAAAAATAGAGAAAAAAACAGAAATGCATATGAAGAACTTATATCAAGAAAGGCTAATGTTATCTATATTACAGATAAACAAACCGATATTGAGAACCATATATTAATTGAGAACAATGAAATATTCGGAGGACTTATTGCAAATATTTGTATTCAATTAATCGGATATTACAAAGCAGTTGAGAACCATATTAATCCTGATTTTCCAAGAAATCTTGCAAAAGTAGTTACAGTTGAATAATTATTCTTTTAGTATGATTTTTTTTATTTCTTTATTATAATCGCTATGAGCCATTATGATAAATTACCTGAACATATTATTACAAGAATCGGTCATTACATACCATACAGAAGACCACTTTTAACACACCATATAGAATATAAAATATTTCTACAATACTGGAAAAACCAATGCAATGCTGAACAATGGAGTGGAATAAAAGAAGATTTATATTACACTTCACAAGAAATTCCATTTTTAAACGATGCGTTTTTTAGACATCAAGATTTAAAACAATTCTATAATTTTCGTTATTCTATTGAAAAAGGTATTACCTGGAGAAGAAATAAAACACGAAGAAACAGTATCTAACTACTTAAACCTTATTATATTATAATAAATTGGATATATATATATATATGGATAAAAACTTACAACTTATTGCTGGTGGATTATTTGTTGTATTTTTAATTGTTATTTACGGTCAAATTAGATGTGTGTATCCTAAATTCAAAGACCCATTATCCATTCATGGAATGGTTTATGTAGATGGATGGTTATTAACTCATTTTATAGTTTTCGCTTTAGCTGGTTACTTTTATTCAAAACAATTTTATCTTGCTGTTATTTTAGGAATACTCTGGGAAATAGTAGAATATTTACTAGGAGTTAATACACCTAGATTTTTAAAATGCAAAAATCAAGATAAATCTAATCCAAAATTTCAATATATACATAAAAACAAAGATGAAACATTAGCTGAAAAGAATGATGCTTGGTGGTATGGTCGCTACGAAGATGTGGTTGTTGATATTCTTGGATTTATTACTGGATACTTCATTAAAACATATAATTTTTAATTATAATAAATGATTATAAATGTATATTCATTTATTAAATGATTATAAAAAAAATACAAACTAAACACGATTACATAATTGTTTGTAAATATTTAAATTAAAGTAACACATGAGAACTTGACAAATAAGGATATAACCACTCAGTATAATCTGTATCTATTTCTTCATCTGAGTCATAATCTGAGTCTTCATCACTAATTACACTATATTCTATTTCAGAATCAGAATCATCTTCAGGCTGAGGTTCTTCTATAATCGATTGCCTAACTACATCATATTCATCATCTGAATCTACATTTGTGTTTTCATCGTCAGAATCCATATCTTCACTTTCATTATCTGAATCCATTTGTGAATCCTCTTCATCAGAATCCAGTTCTGAATCCTCTTCATCAGAATCCAGTTCTGAATTTTCATCATCAGAATCCTCCTCATCTGAACTATCCATATACTGCATCATATGATGTTCATTCAATAAATCATTATATTCTCTTACAAAATTATCTCTGTTCTCAATTCTCCATTCTTCATATCTTTCATAATTTTCATCAGATAA